GCTGGAGCAGTAACCGAAGATTTAGATCCTTCGATTTCTAATACACGAGTTGATTTAACATCATGTTGAATAGTATCTAACCAACCTTGAGCTGTGTATATTGCTCGAGCAACTGTGCCAGATGCTTTTTCATTATCCACATTAATATCTAATACTTTAATTTCATGAGAACCAGCTCTAAACCTGTCTGTATTATTATTTGGAATCATAAAGGATATATCAACTTTACCTGAGTTATCACTTGTTAATATACCAGCTCCATCAGGATGTGCAGTTCTATTTCTCAAAGTGTTACCGTAATCTTTTGTTGTAGATGAATATCTTTGGAACGTAGCTTCTCTTACATAGTTAGCCATTGGCTTACCATCCATAAACAAATACACATTACTGTTTGGTCGTAAACCTTGTGCTCTAATACTTACGATCCTAGATCGAATGAAAGGTAGCAATGCAACCTGTACGACGCGTGTTCCGATTCTTTCTTCAACCACCTGTTCTCTTATAACTTTATTAACTGTCTTGGTTGTAGTTCTTCCACTTGTACGTGATATAGTATTTGTTTGATCACCTACTCTTAGATCTTCTAAATCTTTACCACCCCAGTTCCATTCCCAATTATTCCAGTTGGCAGCTGTATTTGTTGAAAGTTTTGTACCACCATCAATTACGTTACGAGCTGTGGTGTTTGTATCTCTCCATTCATCAGATGCTGGCGATACTGTTAAGTTACCGGTATACACAGTTGATGCATAAGCATTAATCTTTACAGCTTTTGTAGCAAATGGCTGCGTGATATAATTTTCTTCAGTGTATTGACGATAAATGTTATCGCCTTTCTTAACAACACCTGTTGAATTATCAGAATCATATATTAGACGTAAGTTATCTTCAGTAAATGCAGGTCTTAGTATTCCTTCAGAAGCATCTAATGAAGCTCTATAATATGGGTTAGTAGTTTCAGATAAAAGGTGTGTAGTAAAATTATCTACAAAAAATCCAGACTTAGTTCTATTGAGACCAGATGAATCTAAAACTTCGAAGTTATTTGTTTGCATTTCAAGCATTGATAGCGATGTAATCTCTTCAAGCTTTTCAATACGTTTTTCTAAGTAGTTGATATCATCCATCGTATATCGTTGATGGTCGATTTTTTGTACAGTGATATCTTCTTCATCCAATGTATTAGGATTAAATTTAAAATTGTAAAGAGGTAGCGTACCTTCAGGCGCTGTAGGATATGGAGGATCAAAAGAAATTTCTCCAGGTACAACGTCAAGGTTTGCTTCTTTATCAATTATAAGTTTAAATGCCTTTGACAAGTAATAAGTGTTATCAGAAATAATTAGATCTGTAGGTACTGGAAGATAAGATAAGTTAGCTTCAGTAAAATTACCTGATGCATTTATAACTGGTCTAAAGTCATATGCATCTCGTAAGTTAATTCTTTGACCTGATGTAGTTGTATGGCTAGGAATATCTTCATAGTCAACAACACCTGTGTAAGAGTTAACAGCAAAGAAGTTACCAGCACCGTGATTAAAGTGATCAAACTTTACATAGACATTTCCGGCCGGTGCAGCTTGACCATCGTTTAAAACCATACGAGCTAAACCATAAAAGTTATCTCTTTGTCCATCATCGAATGTAAACTTATGAGATACGTCTGTACCGTCAGAATCATTTAAGCTTACTCTTCGAACTCTATATCCATCAGGTTTACCTAAGTCAATATACTTTTCACCAGTAACAGGATCTGTAGTGATAGTAGTTGTTACAGTTTGATTTTGAGCTAGTGTTTTTGCTCTTACAACTGGAGCAGATGTAGAACCATAAACATAAGCTTTTACTGGTGTACTTGGTGGAAGTCCTGTAATAGTTGTAGTATTGGAACCAGCAGTAATGCCACCTAATGCAGAGTTATCAGCTTGACCTGAATCATGCATGATTAACCAATCACTAGTATTATTCAATACGTAGTTGGTTGGAATACTTACTGTGAAATTACCAGAACCATCAGTCGTACCAGATCTTAAGATTTGTACTTCCATACTTTGTGGATCTAAAACCCGAGGTCTTGGTGATAGAGTTTGATATACTAATGTATGGTTAAGTGGATCTTCAATCTGTGCATTAGTGCCAGATATTGTAGGATTAAAATAGTTAGTAGAGGAAGTACCGATTGACCTAGCGTCTCTAAAGTTTTGTCCAGAGTTCATACGTAAGTCAAATAAGTAATAGCGATAGTTAACGCCATTTTCTCTTATGGCTCGTACTCTACATGTACCAATTGTTGAACCACCGTAATTTGTTGCACTTCGAATATTTTGTTGTTCAAAGGTTGTAATATCCGGTCCACCTTTTACTTGACCAGCGGCAACATCAACAAAGTGACCAAAATCGACTGGCATAAATTCGCCTTCAATTTCTAAGTCAGTTGTTGGTTTTGCAATTCTTAAATCAGTAGGTGCAAACCTAGCTGATCTATATCCGTCTACAACTACGATACCATCACTTGCTTTTAAAAGTAAATGAGTATCTTGTGAGTCTTCTTCAAACGTGATCTTAAAAGGTTTAACGATATAATCACCAGAATTTTCTTTAATTCTAGTAGCAATCATATCTCTTGGAATAGCATATGCTTGATCTTGCTGTGCAGATACCGCGGTATATACAGCACCATCTCTTATTGTAGCTACGTGGATAAAGTTTTCATCTGAGTCTACAACATCATCATGTGTGAGTAATAACTTAATGCAATATCTATCAGCACCAGGTGCAGTGGTGTTAATACTTGTACCTTGGTTATCATATAACTGCAAGTCATCGTCAACACTAAATACTTGCTGTGTAATTTTAAATCCAACATTAGTGCTAGGTGCATCATCATACTTTGCTATGATTGCGGCTTGCTTTTCTGTATATACAAAGAAACCTTGGGTAAAGTAGATGCTTTCACCGACAGTAATCCTAGTGCCTCTACCGACAGCTGGATTCACAAGTGTGTTAATTATTTGAACAACTCGGCCTGATCCTAAACTTTCGCCTGGAGTAAACCTAGGTGTAGTTGCTCCAGCAGAAGCTGCAGTAGTATTAACATATCTAATATAATATGTTACAGGATCACCACCATCAGCATCAAGTCTTTCTAAGACTTCAGCCTTTAAGCCAGATGTAGCACCAGTAATAATTTCACCTACAGTAGCACCTGTACCAGTTGATGTAGGATCTAACTTCACATATTCATAAGCAGTATCAATATTCAAACCGCCAGGTTTTACAACAGCACCTTCTTTAAAAATGTTATTACCAAAGCGTTCGATTTGCTTTTGGATAATTGTTTGCATCTGTGTAAGTTCACGTGCTTGAAGAGCTCGTCCACTGTTAAACAGTATGCGATAATAACCATCACTATCTGCAAAATCGTCCTTATACTTTGTATCAAATAAGGTATCTGTATATACTGTTGCCATCTTCTATTCCTTAGAATTGTAGAATAATTTTTATATCTTCAGCTTGCGCTGCGGTTCTTTCAACTGGTGCTCTATTATCAATGTATAGAATATCACCAGTTCTTCTATCAACTTCTGATTGAATTAATGCTGAGTCAATAATACCTTGTCCTGGTCCTGTAGTTTCTTCAATAATCTCTCCATCTTGAAATGCTGTAAAGCCAGTTTCATCATCTTGGTGGAAATATATTTTATCTGAATCTATATCATCAATATACGCTTGTGCAAACGTTGTTTGACCTTCAATAATTTTATCTCTTGTAAATCCATTTAGTGTATTAGACAATCTCATAAAATCTAAACAGCTAGCTGTATTAGCAATAACCTTTGCACCTTGTCTATTTAGTGGATCTTTAAATAGTGTAACCTGTCTGAAATCTTGACCAAGAAGGAAGTCACTATCATTACCTTCAAGTAATGAGTGGAACATAACAGATGAGGTTTTTAAATCTACTCTTGGATCTGCACCTACACCAGAATCGCTAAATGGCAAGATTGCTCGAGCTTTAGCACCTGTTCCGCCACCACCAGATATTGTAACAAACGCAATAGTGTATCCGTTACCATGTGCTAGTGGAGCTGTAGTCCCTGGTCCGCTTGGATGAGCACTGTCTTTTATTCGAATACGTGAAACTACACCCGCACCAGAATCAATGTCTGCTACAGCTTTCGCATCAATACCATTACCTGTAATTGTAACTGTCGGTACACTTGTATATCCTGTTCCACCTTCTGTAAGTGCAATGCTTAGAACCTGTCCTGGTATCGCACTATCCTGTACAGCTTTCTGTTTTAACTCAATGCCAGTAGAGTTAGAATCAACATTAAACTGTTTTTGCACAGGCATAAAATTCGATGATTGAAATTGCTCTTGCCTTGAACCACTAATGGTATACATAAATTTCCATATATAACCATCGGCTGTTCTAAAAGAACTGTGATTAGCACCTGTTGGTTCTACTGTAGAAGGTTGAGCAACACCTAGTCTGTTACGGCCAGTTTCTAAACAGACATAAACTTGGTTGTTATCATTCTTCACGTAGTAAGGTTGTGTAGGATAACCCGCTACTGTATCGTCATATGGAGAATAGATCCTACCATTTGACCAATTGTTACGAGGAACAACAAGAGATGTAGACTTAACCTTTTTAATAGACTGCAAAGCATTTCTTAATTTAGAAACTTCGTCAGGGCTATTGATAGGAGTAGGAACTGTCTCGTTCGAATCCCATGGTTGTGATCTACCAATACCCACATAATAGTTGTGAGTCTGTTGTTCAAACCGCTCGAAGAAATCTCGAGCAATCTGTTGTCTTAAGGTATCTGTAATAGTTGCTGGCATTGTTTATATCCTATTAAGTACTAATTGCACCGCCGAGAGCGATTCGTTTATAAAAACCGGCTGCACTGTCAAAAATTGCAAGACATGGATCGCCTGAATCTCCGTCGGTTACAAATATCATTTTACCGTGTGACCCTGTTGGTGCAGTAGCTACTGAATAATTTCTTAAATCTAATTCTACAGCTTTGCTTTGTACATAATCAGAATCAATTGTATCTGCAATATTATGTTTTAAAGCTACTGTACCACTGCTGTCTGGCAAGTTAATTGTTCTGTCAGTTGTTGGATCAATAACTGATAAAGTTGTTTCATGAGAATCTGCAGTGGAACCTTCCCATACAACTGAATTAGTCGCTAATGTTACGCCTAGGTTAACGGCTGAGTCTGTACCAAGGATAGTTTCAATATCTTGTACAGCATCATACAGTTCTTCAAAATTTTCATTAATCTTTCCGGCACCGGTATATAGATCGTCGCCGGTTCCGTCGTTACCTGTTGCGCCTCTGTTTATAATCTGTCTTGCCATTTTTAATTCCTAAAATGTTTAACATTATTTATAATAGTTACACTACTGCCTGAAGTAGGATCTAGCATCAAATGTGTCATTTGTTGATGAAAATTTAACAGATGAAAGTGGTACATTGTTTGAAGTAGTACCAGCTGAATCTGTCTTATCGTCGAATGATACCCAATATCCACCCATTTCATACATGCTGCTGTAGTATCCTTCGAGCTCAGCAATAGTCATATTCTGAAACTTCTTAATTGTTCTAGCTAAACTGTATCTATCACGTAGATAAAAACGTTCTCTATCGCCTCCGACATAACCATCTACAACAAAACCTCTATTCATGTATAGTGTTGCTTCATTATTAATTTGATCTGAGTCTTGTCCGTCTAGACCATCAAATGCAGCTCGATAACCACTTATTGTTTTCGCAATACCTGCATCTGGTGTAATACGAAATCCTCTTAGCGCGCCTATTACTTCTCCAGTTCCTATGGTAATTGATGCTGCACTACTAAATACATTGATATTCGGATTGATAAACGGAATAGATGTAGCTGTTGTAATAGGAACTATTGGTTCAGATTCTAAAACAACATTTGCACCTAAGTAAAATCCAGATGGATGTACATACTTTCTATATAGTGCTTCCCATATAACTAAAGGAATCGGTCCTTTAATTAGTGTAGAGAAAACCTGATATAGTCTTCCGTCTTGTATTTTCTTAGCATCTTCGGTACCAACTCTAGATTCACCTACAATAAACAGGCTGTCCTTAGGATGAAAGATCTCAATCGTTTCATTAAAGAATGCTCTAAAGAATCCATGAATAGAATATTCAGAACCTTTAACTCTAAAGAAATTACCAAAGTTTCGAATAACTTCTCTTGGTGTAACGAACTGGCCTGATGAAATACCTAAACCAATTTCGTCAAATAGTAAATCCAAGTATTCTAACTTAGCATCTTCAATATCTCTTATTGTTTGCAGCTCTTCAATAACACCGCCGAAATTATCTGCAGAATCTAAATGCTCATAATAAGCGTCAAGGAAAGTTATTAAATTAGGATAATCAGCTCTAAAATGTTCTGGTAATATTTCATCAACCAGAGTTTTATTTAGATTAGTTGCATGCCTGCCAAAATCTCTAAGTGTTTGTGCGAATGCTACCATGAACTTATACCGTTGTAGTGTCTTGTCTATCTACGCTTGCTGTTGCATATGATAAGCTTGGATCTATTTTAATTACATAATTACGTAATGGTTTAATTATACTTTCATTCAATGGTACAGCTGACACCTTAATAAAATCTTCACCTCCGATAAATGCTTCAGGTGCAAATCCTACTATCTTGACTAAACCTGTAGATGGAAAGTATTCGCCGACATTGTCTAAAAGAACGTTACCGTCAATGTCTGTTACTTGTAATCTGGTAGAGCTAAGTTTATTTCTTATAACTGCAATGGTTCCTTCAAACTCAAATGTTTGTGATTGTACCATGTAGGTATAAGGATCAGGTGCTTTAATATCCATAGGATATTGTAGTTCAAATGTTCTCTTATCACCAATGGTTGGCTCAAATCTTAGCTGTGCTTTTACGTCACACTTACTCGAAAGTATAGCTTGATCAATAGCATCAATTTCAGTTAACATATTACTACGTCTAAATATTTTACCAAACTTATTTAAGTTATTTGCAAAATATGAATTTAAGAATCGATACACTGAGCTTTCAGTAGCAGATAAACTAATACCTGTAAGTGATGGATCAAATTGGAATGATAATGTAAGTTCTAAGAATAGTTCTGTTGGATCTGTAAACTTTGTAGTAATAGAAACAACAGATAAGTTATCTGTAAACTGTCCTATAATCTGTCCTTTAATTTGATCTTGCACAGTCTGTGATGTATTATCTGCAAAGTTTAATGAAACATATACAGCGCCATAATCGCGTGGAATGTTTTGATCGCCTGACCAAACGTTACAATCTGTCACATCTGTAAAATTACTTAGGATCATGCCTTTGTAATCTAATGAAGTAACTAATCGATTCTGCGATGCATATGCTATTGGTGCAAGCTGCTTGATGCTTTCAATTGTTTGCTTATTGGCCCCACCTGTTGATTCGGTTTGTGTTGTAACGATGACAGGATAGTCCAAGCCAAGATGATTAAAATCATTATTGGAAGTAAATACCGTTCCATTGTCTGCTAGTGGCCCTTTACTTGAAAGATAAGTAACAGTTACTTTGTTACCAGGATCTGGTTTCTTACCAAAAGATACTCCATCACCAAAGTTTAATTCATAAGTTCCATTAGGAGCTTCACGGATAGAGTATACTCTTGTATCTTTATCGATTGTAACAGCAGATCTCAATGGAATGTATGATTGATAATTAGAGGAAGTGGCTGTATCATACACCAATAC